GTACTACATGGACAAGCATTATTACCGGAATACAAGCAATTTTATCTACCTCAACAGCTTCGGATTACCGGAGACTATTGCTTTTACCGGACTTGTGGAGTATAATCCCGAACTGAATGGTGAAATCGTGTCGCTCATGCAGGAGGATATGAGGATGGACCCCGAACTGTCGGATGTCAGAACAGTAAACAGCGGTTATCTCAGTATTGCCAAGTATAAAGCTCTGACAGATATGGTAACGTCCGCCGATATCCGTGTATATGATACTGCCGGGCAGAGAAAAATAGTGGTTACAGACGTGGATCTGCTGCACAGGCAGAGCGGAAGCGAGAAGTTCAGCGTTACTGTGACATATCGTCCTGCGGAACGCGGTTACATGGAATTTGAACGGATACGCAATGATAGGATAGGTATTTTTGACCGGACATTCGACTATACATTTAACTGATTCAATATGGAAACAATACGTAGAAATCTGGCTCTGGCTGACATGGATATCCGCACGGACGAACGCGGGCGCCGGCGCATCTTTTCAATTAAGTTCGTCAGCAAGGAAGGCAGGGTGTATTTTATTCCCCAGGCATACGCATGTGGTGCCGGACGCATGAACATGAAGGAGTACCAACTCCGGGGCGTACAACCCTGTGATTGCAAAGGTAATCCCGAAGGACATCCGTATCCGGTGGATATTGACCTGATACTGGAATATAACAAAATGAAAATCGTATTCTGATGAATATACTGTTTAATTCAAGCGGCATTCCCCTGCTGATGCAATCCACGTATATATTCGGTGAGACGACGGGAACACCACAGAAGGAGATGAAAGAACGTGCCAGGATTCTGGCGCCGTATGACCAGTCGAACGCCAGTTATATAGACATCGACGGGGTGAAAGTACGTCCCTGGGGAGATGGAAACGATTTCCCGCAGAAGGCGGCTGAAGAAATCGGGAATACCAGCGTGCTCAACACCGGGCTGAAATTTCTCCGTAACCTGACACTCGGACAGGGTATCTATCCTTGCAGGGTGGACGGTTACGACGACGATGGCAATGAGCTGCTGAAGTCCGTTGAGGACAGCCGGGTACAGGCTTTTATCGCTTCCCGGAATGTAAGGCGCTACATGGAAAAGGTACTTCGTGATTATCTGAAATTCGGTAACGGAGCCGTCCAGTTCGTACCCTCGGCAGCTGCCAACTCTTTTGCCGGCATCAATCCGGTCAATGCACTTTACCGCCGCTATTCCGAGATGGACGGATACGGCGCCTGCAAGTGCATCGTTTCCGGATATTGGCCACAGCGTCCGGACAAGGGGCAATACACCAGGCTGGATGTATTGTCCGAATATGACCCACAAATGCACGCCGAGGTACTGAAGTTTGCCGGAAAGATGAAGGATGGTTTCATTATGCCGGTGCGTGACAGTTGGAGCAATGATGACCTTTACGGTATGCCTGTCTGGTGGCCCGCCTACGTTTGTGGATGGGTGGAGATAGCCCATCTTATCCCCCATTTCCTCAAGAAAGCCTATAAGAACCAGATTACCTGGAAATGGCATGTGCAGATACCGTATTCCTATTGGGAGAAAAAATATCCGTCCAAGGACTATTCAGCCAAGGAACGTGAGGCGGCCATACAGAAGTACATGGACTCTGTGGAGCAGAACCTTTGCGGCCCAGATAATGCGGAAAAGCCCATCTTTTCACATTATGCCGTAAATGAAATGAACGGCAGGATTGAGGAAGAATGGAAAATCAAGCCGCTGGAGAATAAATACCAGGGCGGTGACAATCTGCCGGTATCGGCAGCCGCCAACTCGGAAATCCTGTTCGCCCTGATGGTCAATCCCAATGTGCTCGGTGCCGGTATGCCTGGTGGTACATACGCAGGCAACCAGGGTGGTTCCAATATTCGCGAGGCATTTCTCGTGAATATAGCCAATGCGTGGATTGACCGGCAGAATATCCTGGACCCAATAGAACTCTACATAAAGATAAACGGTATGCCGGAATGCGAGTTGCGCTTCCGTAATACAGTCCTGGTAACCCTTGATACCGGCAGCGGTACCAAAAAAACATTGAGCTAATGATATTCAGTGCAGAAAAATGGAACAACGGCAAGGAGCTGAAAGCGGTGATGAAGGTGAACACCGCCATCTCCTTTGACATGATGGAAGCACCTCTTCGGAATGCTTTCCGGCAATACCTTGTACCGCTATTGGGCGATGCGATGGCGGGTGAAGTGGTTGAGATATACAGATTCGGTCCGAATCCGGATGTACTGGAACAGAATACTGAAGGGGCAACCGAACGAGAGAAGCTGGACAGTTGCCTGTTGGAGATTTGCAAGCGGGCAAACGCGAACCTGGCGTTCTGGAATGACTTTGATGAAATCAGCATGCGTATCACCGATGCTGGCTTCCAGCGACAGAAGTCTGACAACAACGAGTCATTCCAGCAGGTGTATAAGTATCAGGAAGATAACCTGCGGACATCGTTACGGAACAAAGGATTCAATGCGCTTGACGAACTGCTTGAGTTCCTGTATGCCCATATAGCGGAATATCCGGAGTTCGCGACCTCGCAGGCTTATCAGGACCGTAAATCCGCCATCGTTCGCAGTACCGCGGATGTCAATGATGTCTGTTTTATCAATGGTAGCCGGATTATCTTCCTGCGTTTGCAACCGCATCTGAAGTTTGTCGAGGAAATGCTGCTTCAGCCGGCTATCGGTGACAAACTGTATGAACATCTGATTGATGGGTTGGTCAATCAATCTGAAGATGAAGGGCGGCGGAAAGATGTGGAACGTCTGCGCCTGGCCTGTTCCCGCTACATTGTTGCGATGGCGGTCAGACGTCTGTTGATGGAAACGGGTAGCATAACGGACCGGGGATTGTACTTCACTACGGTACAGCCAGGTGAAAAAGGAAATGAGGAAAGGAAACCTGTCGATACGGAACGAATATCCGTACAGATTCAGAACCTGAAGGCGGATGCGGATATGTATATGACGGCTCTGCTAAGGACGGCACGCAGTTATTTCTCAGAGCTGTATGTCGGTGACCCCAGGAGGATATTCGACCGGAACAATGACCATAAACATACATTCTGGACATGAAAGAGCTTCGCATTGAATACAGCAGCTTCGGCATCCGGCGTGAAGTGACATGCCCGGTACCGGAGAAATGGGAAGAACTGACACCGGAACAGTTCCTGCTTGTGTCGCGGCTGTATCTTCAGGAAATGGATGAATCATCATTCCTGAAGAAGTTCTATTCCCTGCCGTCCGGAGCCGGTTCCGACAATTATTACAGGTATAAGTTGGGCGAGCTTGTGGAGTTCATCAGTGACTGTCGTGTCCGGATGGACCGCTTCATACTTTCCGATGTAGCGGGACTCAAGGCGCCGGGTGAACGTTTGAAAGGAATGTGTTTTGAACATTTCATGCACGTGGACACGGCTTTCAACCGATATGCCCGTGACGGCAAGGATTCCTCACTGGATGCTTTCGTGTCAATGTTATATCTGAAGGACAACGAGTATATTGTCCTACCGTCAGGAGGAAAAAACGGCTTATTTAGCCGTCAGAAACCCCTGATATTGCAAAAACGGGTAATGAAGGTGGCAAAGATTGACAAACATGTCAAATACGCTATATTCCTGAATTATGTTTTTATCAAGAGGTGGCTCTCGAAGGCTTTTCCTTTCCTGTTTCCGCTGGATGACGAACGGGAACAGAAGGATGGGCAAAAGAAGCCGACTGCACCGTCGGTCAATTGGCTCGACATATTCGATGCCTTTGTCGGTGACGATGTGGCGATCATGGAGAAATACCAGGCAATGCCGGTGGCAACCGCATTCCGCCTGCTTAATAAAAGAATACGTGATGCTCAAAAACAGAACAAATGACATTTTCAGAGTACATAGAGAATTTGGCCGAAAGGCATGTTGATATCCGGCACAAGGAGAACGATGAGGTACACTTCCTCTCATCCGAAAGGGAGAAGCATACGGCATTGGACAGTGTGCTCCATTATCCGGCGGTGATTCTGGACCGTGGTTCCGGATTCGGTTACGGCGGTGGTCCGGGAGCTTATAGAAAAGACCGGAATTACCTGTTGTTTGTAGTGGAACATGTATCAGACACTTCTGATTATGTTCAGATAGAAACGGTTCTTGAAAGGTGTGAACGTATTCTTGACGAGATACTCAACCAAATACTTGAAGACAAACGGAAGAACCGCCAATGGTTTGCTTTCTCACTTGAAGAGGTGGAAGCGGATTATGTTGTGAACTCCGATAACCAGCTCTACG